GATCCACCCGTTGATCCTCCAGTAGATCCTCCAGTAGATCCACCCGTTGATCCTCCTGTTGATCCTCCTGTTGATCCTCCTGTTGATCCTCCTGTTGATCCTCCTGTTGATCCACCCGTTGATCCTCCAGTAGATCCACCCGTTGATCCTCCAGTAGATCCTCCAGTAGATCCACCCGTTGATCCTCCTGTTGATCCTCCTGTTGATCCTCCTGTTGATCCAGAAGACCCTGAGGATCCAGAAGACCCTGAGGATCCAGAAGATCCAAATTCTGGGCACAACAATAATGGATTTGGTAATGGAGATCAAGATGCTCCAGGCAATTCAGGACCTCATAACAACGCAGAAAATGACCAAACTTCAGGAGAGCAGGGTAATTCTCATCAAGATAATAGTAATAATGGAGGAGGTGGAAGACCAGATTCTCAGCAAAACAACGGATGGGGAAATGGAGATCAAGATGCTCCAGGTAATTCAGCACATCATAACAATGCTGAAAACGATGAAACTTTGGATAGAAATACTGCAGATTTGATTGATAAGTTTCTGGAAAATCATCCATCTGATAAACACCAAGAAATTCATAATTTAGAACACAATAATGATAATCACTTAGATCATGATAATCTTCCGATGGATAATTTAGAATTTATTACACACGATGTTATTGTTGATTTCCCTCATGGACATGATTATCACGATAATCATCATGTAGGAACCGATTTTTGACAGGTTCATCTTTTAAGCGTTATATTATCCTCACAAAAAGACTTTAGAAAATGAAGAAATACAATAGTGAAGATTATTTTTCTGTAATTGAAATTAAGACTGGAAGAAAAATTGTAGATTGTGGGGAGGAATCGGATGCTCTTGCAATGGTCTCTTTTGACCCACAAAATCGAACAATCACCCGAAATAAATTTATGATGGGTCCTGTGGTTGATATTGAAATACCAAAAGCACTTCCAACCACAAATATTACTGCAACTAATACACAAGAAAATGGATGTGCTCCAAGAAAAGAACAGTTGCTTGATTCTGGTCCAATTCGTCTCCCAGAAGGTGAAGGAAAACCTGTAATTGTATAAGAATTTGCAAAGAATTTTATAAAAAATACTTTTTATAAAATAATATACATAGATGTAAGTTATTTCATTTTATGGAATTTTATTTTTCTCCTAACGAATATCTTTTTAATTTGCATACCTTATCTTCACAAGATGCAAAAAGATTATGGAGAAAATCAATAAAAGAAAAATGGGATAATAAATGTGCTTATTGTGGATCAGAAAAAGATTTAACAATTGATCACATAATTCCACAACGTAAAGGTGGAAATACTGTTATTACAAATGTAGTATCTTGTTGTTCAAGTTGCAATAAAAGCAAAGGACATTCTGATTGGGAAGAATGGTATTCTTCCCAGCACTTCTTTACAGAGGATAGAAAGAATGCTATAGTTGAGTGGATTGGAAGAAAAAAACCACAACAGTTATATACATATCGTCAAAGAAAAAATAAAGTTTTTTAGGATTTTACTATTATGAATTTTGTAATTTATTCTAAACAAGGTTGTCCATATTGCGAAAAAATCAAGGTAGTTCTTGGTGATTTATGCGAAAGAAATGGATTTCCTTTAGTTAAATATGAACTTGGTGAGGACTTTACAGGGGAAGAGTTTTATGCAGAATTTGGAGATGGTTCAACATTTCCTCAAGTAATTTGTGAAAAGGATCACATTGGTGGATGTACCGATACGATTAAGTATCTACAAGAAAACAAAATGATCTAGATGTCTTCTATAAATAATTTTAACAATCACGGTATTAATCGTGGTGTTGAGTTAATTCTTCGTAGGGGGGTCAAAAAGAAAGGATCAAATCCAGAAGATAAAAAAATTGATTTTTTTAAACATTTTTCTTTCTTTAAAAAAGAAATATATTTAAAAATTCAATTATATGTGAAAGATAAAAATTAACTCTCGGAGAGAAAGCAATGTTAGCATCAGAAATAACTATCTTTTGTTTATTAACATTTTTGTTTTTATGTGTAGGTGGTATGATAGGTTGGCTAACAAAGACTCACTTATATGAAACTCAACCAAGACAAGTCTATGTTCATCCAGAAATGTTTGATGAAAATGGAAACTTGATACCAGATGAAATATTAGCAGTACGATTTGAAAACGATTATGACGACAACCAAAACGAGGAAGACGAGTAGAACTAAAGCAGGAACTGCAAACGTAATTGTTCAACTTCCCCCAAATCCATTTGCATTTGAAGTTTTACAACTTACATCAGAACAGAAAACTTCTGCTAAAAAAGTAGAAGTTCTTAAAAAATATGAGCATGACTCATTAAAAGCAATTTTTATTTGGAATTTTGATGAAAGTGTTATCTCCATGCTTCCAGAAGGAGATGTTCCTTATTTTGGAGATGATTCAAATGCAACAACAATTTCAGAAAGAATTGCTGAAGCAGTAGATTCCATGAAGGAATTGAAAACAAATTCGATGGGTGCTACTGATGAAAAGCACTCATCTATTCGTAAAGAATATGCAAAGTTTTATAATTTTATTAAGGGTGGAAATGATTCTCTGAATAATTTGAGAAGGGAGAATATTTTTATTAATATTCTTGAAGGACTTCATCCACTTGAAGCAGAAATTTTATGTTTAATTAAAGATAAAAAATTACAAACACGGTATAATATCAGTAAAGAAGAAGTCTCAACGGCATATCCTGATATTACCTGGGGAAACAGAAGCTAAAAGTTGTTATGTTAATTATACAAAAAAACTGTGAAAAAGTTGATGCAAAGAATAAAAATTTGCCTAGAGATTCTTATATTGTAACATATGAGAATAAGCAACAAGTATCATATGACATTGTTCAATCTTCAAGTAAAGTAGAGATATTTGATCATTATTATGACGAATACGGAAAAGTTTTGGCCATAGAGTGGACAGAAGGGACGATTAATCCTAAAGTGTATGGGTATCAGGCAAAAGATAAAAAAAAGAAAAAATAAACTATTTTATTGATCTTAATTAATTTTGATATGGACAAAGAAAAAGTTAAATTAATTGTAAGGAATATTGAACTTTTAGTTGAGTCATTGAAGAAAGAAATTTCTTTTGATGAGGAATTTGAAAAATTTGAAATTCCAGATATTTCAATTAATGACTATGATGAAATTTTTGAAAATGATGATGAATAATCCAACTAATAGAGCAAAAGAATTGGTAAAGTTGCTGGAGAGATTAACCAAACAAGAACATCTTTATACAGATGAGCAACTTAAACAAATGAAATCTCAACTGCGGGTAGTAAAAGAGGAACTTGCAGAATTGGAAGCAAAAACATCGAAAGGATTTGGAAAGAAATGAGACCTATTAAAGCAAAAGATTTACTTGAACTTGATAAAAATCTGGAAGTAGTAGTCCTAGATAAGTATGAGTATCCTCAGAAAGTTATTTGGCAAGCAGGTAAAGGTGATTATTCTGAGGTCCCAGTTCATACTTTAGATATTCCTAATCATTCTGATTGTGGTGAATGGATTGTTGAACAACTTTTGGGAAATGAAAGGGGGCACTATGGACCTTTAGAGCATCCTGCAATTACATTTTCTGTTGCTGGGTATGTTCATAATGTGATGGTTCAAGCAAGGACGCACCGAGTAGGTGTGACTTTTGATGTTCAATCACAACGATATACTGGAAAGAGAGTTCTTAAGGTTGCAAGTGGAGAACTGAAACCAGAAGAAGTTTTTTATGTTCGTCCTCCTGGTTTTTATGTTAATCGGAAAGGAAAAAAGTATGATTGGACTCAAGAAGAATATGAAGACGAACTGAAGTGGATTACGGAAGGATGTAAAAGATATGCTGTAAAATATAATCAAGGAAAGTGTGAAGAACATATTCGTGATTATCTTGCTCAAGCAATCCGTCAGAATTTTGTAGTTTCTTTTAATCTTCGTTCTGTACTTCATCTTATGGATCTGAGAGCAAAGATGGATGCTCAACTTGAAATCCAGGCACTTTGTGAACAACTTGCTCCGATTCTCCAAGATTGGGCACCTGATGTTTGGAAGTACTATGAAGAAAAACGTCTACATAAAGCAAGACTATCCCCCTGAGGTAACATGAAAACTTGGTGTGTCAAAGATCATCTTACAGGACATGTATTTAAAATTCTTTTGACAGAAGAAGAATTTAAAGAATTTCTCATAAAAAATCCTGACATTGATGAATGTATTGACTGTATTGAATGTGATGATGCACCATCTATATGCATTGAATAAATATCCTTATACACTATGGAGGTTTAGAATTGCCTACTTATAAATTTCAAAATACTGAAACTGGAGAAGTTTTTGAAAAGTGGATGTATATGTCAGATAGACTTTCTTATCTAGAAGAAAATCCACATGTTAAACAAATGCCAACTATTCTAAATTCTGTTAGTGAAGTTGGAGATTTCCAAAACAAAACTGATGGTGGATGGAATGAAGTCCTCCATAAAGTATCAAAAGTTCCAGGATCCGTTGTAAAACCATACAAATAATGGCTAGAAAAAAAAGAAGTAATGACAATCATCCAATAGGAGTCGGATTGACTGCTAGGCAGATGAAAAGGAAAAAACCAATTGGATTAGATTACCTTATTAATATCGATCCTCTTACCGAAAATCAAGAAAAACTTTTTTCTTCATATAATAATCAAAAACATCTTGTTGCTTATGGATGTGCAGGTACAGGGAAAACATTCATAACACTCTATAATGCAATTAAAGATGTCTTAAATGACATGACACCATATGAACATATTTACATTGTTCGTTCATTAGTTGCTACAAGAGAAATTGGATTTCTTCCAGGGTCTCATGAAGATAAAGCAGATATTTACCAAATTCCATATAAGAATATGGTAAAGTATATGTTCCAGATGCCAAGTGATGCTGATTTTGATATGCTATATGCAAATCTAAAAGCACAAGAATCCATTAAATTTTGGAGCACTTCATTTTTACGTGGAACAACTCTTGATAATGCAATTATTATTGTGGACGAGTTTCAGAATCTTAATTTCCATGAATTAGATTCGATTGTTACTCGTGTTGGAGAAAATACAAAAATATGTTTCTGTGGTGATGCAACACAATCTGACCTTGTTAAGACAAATGAAAAGACAGGTATTGTTGATTTTATGACTATCTTGCGTAAAATGCCATCTTTTGATATAATTGAATTTGGAGTCAATGACATTGTTCGTTCAGGACTTGTTAAAGAATACATTGTTGCAAAAATGGAAGCTGGTTTTTAATGTTCACACATGTTGATTTGAATCTCCCTAAATTACAAAGGGAGACTATTGATGGTATTAGATATTATAAAGTTCCCGATAGAGACCAATTGCTGAGATTGGTCTCTATTACTTCTGTAACTAGTCACAAAAATAAACAATTTTTTGCAAATTGGCGTAAAAAAGTTGGAGAAGAAGAGGCAGATAAAATTACAAGACAAGCAACTAGTCGTGGTACTGACATGCACACTCTTGTTGAAAATCATCTTTATAATATTCAAGAACTTCCTAAAGTTCAACCGTTGTCAGAATTCTTATTTAAAATTGCTAAACCAGAATTAAATAAGATAAATAATATTCATGCTTTAGAAAGTTCTCTATACAGCAAAGTGTTAGGTATTGCAGGAACAGTTGATTGTATTGCAGAATACAATAATGAACTTGCAGTAATTGACTTCAAAACTTCAAAGAAACCAAAACCAGTTGAATGGATTGAGCATTATTTTGTTCAATGTGCAGCATATGCTTGTATGCTTTATGAAATGACTGGTATTAAAGTTAAAAAATTTGTTATCTTAATGTCTTGCGAAAATGGAGAATGTACAGTTTATGAAGAATATGATAAAGCAAAATATATTAAATTACTCACCGAGTATATTAGAGAGTTTGTTAGAGATACCATTAGTCAGTATGAATAACAATTTAAAAAAGGAATTAAGTAATAAATTTTTATGCTCTCAAAAATTTTCTCAAGATATTGAAAAAATTGTAAAAGAATCAAAAATTAATTATATTGATGCGATAGTAACTTACTGTGAAGAGAATAATATTGAAATTGAAACAGTTTCTAAACTGATTTCAAAACCTTTAAAAGAAAAATTAAAAAACGATGCTGTTCAATTGAATTTTCTTAAAAAAACAACTAGAGCAAAATTGCCTTTGTGAAATGTGACACCTTTTGATGTATATAAAACTTATTTGGCTTTTAAAAATCATTTTACAAATCCAAATTATGATTACTTTAAATATTGTGGGAAATCAAGAGCATCAATAGATTCTTTTCATAAAAGAAAAGATAGATTTTTCTTTGAACGTATGAGTCGTCAAAAAACTGATGATGAAATAAAATATTATTTTGTAGCAAATTTTGTAGAGTGTGATGATCCACAAACACTTTGGATAGGTGAAATTATCAAAGATGGAGAGACCACATATAAAGAATGGTTGAAAAAGACTCAAAGTTTGTTTTATCTATTCAAAACAGAGTCAGAAATCTTTATAGGAAAAGATAATTTCGAAGAACTTTTTAAGTGTAAAAAAGGACAGCATCCAGAACTACTTAAAAAGTACTTGCAAAAAGGGATAACTCTTGAAACAATGGTGATTTTAAATAAAATTTTAAACTACGTTGAAAAATATGATTCTAAAATTACCGATCCAATTTGGAATTTTGTGAGTTTAAGAATAAAGAAATATGATCCTTTCATAAATATTGAAGTAGCAAAGTACAAAAAAATACTAAAGGAGATAGTATTATGAGTGGATTTTTTGATTCAGAAGTAGTCAGAGAATCTTTACTTGAATTAGATGAAATGCAAGAAAAGATATTTGATGATATGCTTCAACTTCCCTTTTTTGGTAAAGAGGAGAAAAGAGAGCATCTTGAACTTATGAAGCAGTTTTTAGAAAAGCAAAAACTTTTTATTTTTAGACTTTCATTATCAGATGATCCAAAAGCAATTGAAATGAAAGAGAAGATTATGGAATCTGCAAAAATGTTTGGACTAAAACCTGATGAAAGTTTGAATGTATTTTTTGATAATATGGAAAATATCATCAAAAATCTCGAAAGAACCCTTGACTAAAGAGGGAGTACCTGCTACACTTAATAAGTAAAATACACTTCAATACGTTAAATACGGAGAATACGATGTCTTTTCAAGATCTTAAAAAGCAATCCAAAATGGGTTCTCTCACTGAGAAACTCATCAAACAAGTAGAAAAACTGAATGATTCTACTTCTAAAGATGATGATCGTTTTTGGAAACCAACAATGGATAAAGGTGGAACTGGTTCTGCTATTATTCGGTTCCTTCCTGCTCCTGCAGATTGTGAACTCCCTTGGGTTCAGGTTTGGTCTCACGCGTTTAAATCTCAAGGTGGTTGGATGATCGATAATTGTCTGACTACACTTGGCAAAGCATGTCCAGTTTGTGAGGCTAATCGAGAACTTTGGAATACTGGAAGCAAGGATAATCAAAACATTGTTCGGGATCGTAAGAGAAAACTTTCTTATTACAGCAATATTTACATTGTAAAAGATCCTGCAAATCCTGAAAATGAAGGAAAAGTATTTCTTTATAAGTTTGGCAAGAAGATTTTTGATAAAATCACTGCCGCAATGAAACCAGAATTTGATGACGAGGAACCAATCAATCCTTTTGATTTTTGGAAAGGTGCTAATTTCCGACTGAAAATTCGTAAGGTTGAGGGTTATTGGAATTACGATAAATCAGAATTTGATTCTGTTTCTGCACTTTCCACTGATGATGATGAACTGGAGACCATCTATAATTCTCTTCATAATCTGAATGAATTTGTTGATGCAAAAGAGTTCAAATCTTATGATGATTTGAAGAAACGTCTTGAGTATGTTCTCGGTATTCGTGGAACAACTAAAAAGCAAGATCCTGAAACTCTTGATGAAGAGGATGAATATGAAAATTCATCTGATTCTGAATCTTCTTCCTTTGCTTCTACTAGCAATAAAAAATCACCTTCGTATAGTAATACCGAAAGTGAATCTGTAGATAATGAAGATGAGGACGATGCCCTGTCTTATTTTGCTAAACTAGCTGAAATGGATTGATTTTTGGGAGGGGAAACCCTCTTTTTTATTTTAAATTTGGATTATAACCACGTTTTGTTTTCTTATCTATGAATTGAGAAGATTCATCATAGGTCATAATATTTTTTGTATCTGTTAAGAATACAGGAAGATATTCATTTTTTAATATTAAAATGTTTCTTTTTTCTTCATTCAGACTTACTTCATAATCATAGTTTGAAACCTCTTTTAGAGGATTTAAAAATTCATTAACACCTTCACCACCTGTGTAAGTTACATTATAACCTTTATTTTTAAATACTATTCTGATATTTGGTTTTGGTGCTGCCATTTTTTATTTTTATTTATACTGGGGTTCCTCTTACGAATATAAATGTAGGAACGATCTTTCCATTCACATCTACACCTATAATTTTATATAAAGTATCTGGTATTTCAATTTCTTTTGTTCCAGCAATATCATCAACTACCACTGCAAGAGTTCCTGATCTTGCATTAACATTAATAATTCCACCCCAACTTGATGGCCAATCATTGAAAGTATTGAAGATGTTTACTGTTACTTCTAAGTCTCTTCCATAGATGGTAATTTTTGATGTATCTATATATGTATCAACTGGAATACTAAAATCATTTTGATTCCGAGTTAAAATTAAAACCTGGTTTAAGTTAATTGATACTGTAAGTTTGTCATTTGAAGATGGAAATGCGGATAATGGATACTCACTTACTCCTTCTACAGTTGTAAATGCTTCTGGTGATTCAAATGATTTATCAGTAATTAATCCTTCTGGGAGAACTACTCTGCCATAATTGTCTATAATATTATTTGTTTCATAATGATGGATTGCATATATTTCCTCTTCGGAACCATATTTTTCCAACATGTAATTATGTAAGGTATTATTATCTAAGGGCCATTGTTCATTTACATTGGTAATGTTGTTTGTTGTTAATATTACCCAATCTAAATTTTCATCATTATAAACTTTTTTCGCAACTTGATCTGGTCTCTCGTTATCTTCAATGACATACCGATTGAAAACTGTTACGTTGTTTGCAATATCTTCACGGAGTTTTACTCTTTTAAAAATATTTTTTGATTTTATGTAATCGGTATTGGATGTTTTGTCTCTAAACGGAGAGACATATTCTAAATCTGGAAGTTCTCTGAAGTATGACATTTTAGTAACCTACGTCCTCTGGTCCTACTTTTGGATTATCACCTGAATTTATTAGAACACCAGTATTATTATAATCACTTTCATATACTGGTTCTAGTTCTTGGAAACTCATATTTATGGTTAACGATACTGGTTGTCCTTTTTCATATGCTGCCCATTGACCATCTGGGGCATAATTTACAGAAAAACCAGTTAATGCACATATTTTAAATTTATTTAACGCAGATATTTCTTGATTTCCAGTTTTGTATTGTAATTTGAATACATTTGGTGTTCCTAAGAACAATGAGGCAGCACCTGATCCAGTTTTTGAATTTTGTTTTTTTGCTGCCATTCCTTGTTTAAAAAATCTAATAATTTTTTTGATATCTTTTGCTTCCAATTCACTTCTTGGACTCATTCTGTAAGCAAAGGTAAACTGTCGAAGAGTTGGTCCATTGAAAAGTAATTCTAGATTTGAGTTAGGAACGATTCCCTCACTCCTTGCCAGAATTGATTCTGGGGAAACTTCAAATCCTGCTTGTTTTAGTATTTGTGATGCAAATGCAGTTTTTAGTAGGGATTGAACTTCTGGACTATTTCCTGCTTGCCCATATAAAAGTCCTGCCATTACAGCTGGGGCCATATTTGGGAGTCCAAAAGCTTGTCCTAATCCGTTTGCTCCTGCACCAGCAACAGATGCTGTCATATTGTTTAATACTTGACCAGTAGCAGCAGCAGATAATGATGACATTTGATCTCCACCCCAATCAGTGTTATTCGAATCCTGAACACCACTTGGGATTGGAAGAATAACAATACCAATTTGTCTTTTTAATGCTGTTCCTCTTTGTACTCCCTGCGTTAAAAGATTTCCTACATTTACATTTCCACTAAAAATTTCTCCTTTTGGTGGTTGGTATTCAAATTGAGTTATTTGTAATGTATCTTGTTTATCTTTAAGTAAATCTTTTGGATATACTGTAGTTCCTCCATAAACTTCAGATGCATTAGCACTTGAGAAGTCTACATTTATATTAAGTCCAGGAGAAAGTATTGAACTAATTGCTGCACCAACTCCTCCACCTGATACTGGTGCTCCTGGAATTGGATTAATTGTTGTTCCTGGTGCTGTTCCTATTTGAGATGTTTGAGCAAAAGATGGCAATATATTATTATTTGCTGTTCCTCCATAAGATTTAAATGCTGAATTTATATTGTTTTGAATTTTTAGATATAATTCATCTCTTTCTTGATTCGTGATTCCAAGACCATTTAAAAAATCTTGTCTGAATGTTCCATTGAAAAATACTGGAGTGGTTCCTATCGCAGTTATTCCAGTTTCATATAACCGCACATCACCGGTTCTTGAATCATATTCTAAAGTAAAATTTTTCCCATTTTTTGTATAATAAGGATTTGGGGAAATTGTTTGATATGCCATTAAGGTGCGTCCCAAACTTTTGTTTTAAATACTGGTTGCCCTCTTTTATCGACAAATCTTTCAGTCGGGAGTAATGAAACTTCTCTCCATTCACTTTTTGGGACTTTAAAGAAATCTGTCATTACATTTGAGAAGAGGTATTTATGCAAAGTTTTTTTGGGGGCATTTATAATACCACCTTTATTTAGATAAGATTCTGCAACACCACCACGAT